TCCCCCGTGGCGTTTAGAATAATAGAATTGGCGCCCCTAGAACTCGAGAATGCTCCGAGCGCAATGCTATTGTTTCCCAGGATGATCTCACCGGCCTGTTGCCCTATTGCGACCGAACGACTTCCTTGTTCGTATCTTCCTGCCCAAGTTCCGATGGCGATACTCGATTCCCCCTGGTTCTCTTCCGCGGGACGATGACCGATAGCAATGGCGCGATACCCTTGTAAAATTTCTCCTGCGCGAGTTCCAAGAGCTATCGCACTAGAACCTTGATTATCCTGACCTGCGCGAGATCCTATAGCTACTGCGACATCTTGTTGCGACGTCCTCCCCGCCTGATATCCTACGGCTACGCTATATTCTCCTTGTAATGTTTCTCCAGAGGACGAACCTATCGCAACGGCCCCTACCCCCTGGGTATTTGCGCCTGACTCTCCCCCGATCGCCACACAATCTCCCCCGGATAAAAGCACTCCCGCGTTGGATCCCAGAAGGACGCTTGAGGAATTTAATATCAATGTAGAAACGTTAGCGTAAGTTCCAATCATATTACCTCTGATGTCAATGTTGGCGATTGCGGGAAGTGTAGAAGCAGCGATTCCGGACAATAAAACGCCATTACCGATGAAGTACTGACCGACCACGTTTCCCTCGACGTTTACTTGTCCCGCGACGGAGACGTTCCCGGGAGCCGTCACATTTCCGATTATGTCTATGTTGGCAGGGGAGGGAAGGGTGAAAGCCGTGATACCGGTCAATAATGCGCCGTTACCTATGAAATACTGACCGATTACGTTACCGGTAGCAGTCACGTTTCCTCTGATGTCAATGTTTGCAATTGCAGGAAGATTTTCGGCAGCGATGCCTGATAATAAAGAACCGTTACCTAGGAAATACTCCGCGGACACGTTACCGGGAGCAGTCACGTTACCTACGATGTCAATGTTTCCTGTCGCCGGAAGGCCGGGTGAACCGCCACCGCCGGATGCGGTGCCACTGCCTAGTCCGACAATGTTCAAAAATGTACCAGAATCATATCTTATTTGTTCACCAGCATTCGCGGTTACACCAGTGGTCATTCTAAGACAATACCCCCCAGTTGTTGGCGGAGTGAATATCACATCGAGCAGTGGGCTGCTAGGGTTATCATACGGGCCGTTAACCGATAGAGATTCTGCGGATGGTCCAATTTGACCCCCTGTAGTACTATTTACTAATCTAAAAGCGAAATAATACGAAGCTTGGGAGGACCAACCTAATTGCGCGGTAACTCGATATGTAACCCCGCCCTCTAGCGTAAAAATACCAGTCGAAGGGTTATAAGGAATATCGCGACTTCCTTCGACAGAATTCATAATTATGGTAGCGTTAGACCAGGATACGCTAGAAGTTTGATTGCTGGACCGTCTTGCTGACAAATAGCGAGGGACAAACACGATGTCGGTCAATAAAGCACCGTTACCTATGAAATTCGTTCCAGATATCACATTCCCGGTGACGTTCACCATCTCCGCGTCCAATGTACGAAGGTATGACCCGTTTGCCAACATTCGGACATTACCTTTCAAATACATATTGCCGGTTGTTGCGTTTATTCCTCCATATATGTAAAGATCTCTTTTAAAGTCTCCCATGAGATCGTTATTAATATATAAATATATAATATATAATATATTGCTTCCGTGTTTCCTTAAAATAAATATTACTATACTATAAGGAAGATGACTGGGGCATTAGCACAGCTTGTTGCCTATGGGGCACAGGATGTGTATCTCACGGGAGAGCCGCAGATGACATTTTGGAGGTCAAATTTTACAAGATATGGAAATTTTGCAACGGAGTCTATTGAACAGGATATTATAGGCAGAGTCGAGTCCGGTGGTGATATTAATTTCACGATCTCTCGTTCTGGCGACCTGGTGTATGGCATAATGTTGGCTATTACGATGAAACGAGGGCCTTCTGATGTGGCAGACCCCACGCCTTATTATTCATGCGAGCAGTTGATAGATCATCTAGAGTTATATATTGGTGGCCAGAAGGTGTTTGAGTTCGGCCACGAATGGTTCAGAATGCAATGGGAGCTTTTCTATGATTATGCACAGGAACGGGCATATAATGCAATGGTAAACTGGGCCGGTGAGCCCGAGGGATACCTACGTACATTTTATCTCCCCATTCCAGTGTGGTTCAACCCTTTAGACACGGGAAGAGCTCTTCCGTTGGTTGCTTTACAGTATCACGATGTTCAGTTTAAGATAAAACTCGCCAATTTCGATGACATTCTCGGTATTGATCCCACACATACCCCGGAAATACACGCTTGGGCGGATTACGCGTTCCTTGATTCTGATGAAAGAGTATGGTTCGCAAAAAAACCGCACGAATACGTTGTACAACAGATCCAGACAAATCAGTTTCCCATCAAAATAGATGCTCAACAGAGAAATTATAAATTACAATTGAATTTCAACCACCCGACAAAGGCTATTATATGGGCGTGCACACCCGGTTCAACTTACCACGGGCAATTTACGTCAGAACCAGGCGAGCAAGACTTTGATACACTAGGGCCAATTGCAGAAGCAAAACTCACGTTGAATGGAGTAGATAGGTTTGCATCGCGCAAAGGGTCGTACTTTACAAGAGGGAACCCCTGGACAACGTTCACCGGGGGGTATACATCATCTGGGGTTTATGCGTATGGGTTTGGCGTCCATTCGGAAATCGACGATCCCACCGGAACGCTGAACTTCAGTAGAATAGATACATCGATTCTAAATATCCGCACAAAGGCTGCAACTCTCACATCCGTAGCGCCTAGCTCCACGGTTACCGTTACCGATGATATGACGACTGTTGGAGCTAACATTCTCAATACGTGCCTGGTATGGGCTGTGAATTACAACGTATTGAGAATTCAAAGCGGGATGGGAGGCATGGCGTTTGCCAACTGAGTATCTTTCATTTTCATTGTTCGTTGTAAACACGGTTTGTCGATACAAAAAGCTTCGTATCGACAAACAGACTTTCATTGATGTGTATAATTTTCTAGGTCAAAACAAATCTTTTAGACTGATAACGTAGTTATTTCTATGCACTGTGAACAGCCCGCCCCGCGAGATTGCATAACACGATGGGAACATACCTGGTTCTGATTCTAAGCGTAAAAAATGCCAATTCATGGGGAGTTTGGACACGGTATCGATCAGTTTTTTTATAAATTCGCGCGTAAACGCCGTCGTGTCTCTGGATATCAGCGTTATCGCGCAATTTTTTTCGAATGCATTGCGCATGACTTTCGCGTGGGAAGACAAGTCGTCATAGTCTCCACGTATTTTTATTATATTCAGCCCAGTTGCGGTATATACACCGCCGTTTGAATTCAGTTCTCCGTCATTAGTTATATAAAAACACGGAACATTCGGTATTTTTGACCTGGACATAATATTGTCAATGTCACACGAAAAATTCTCAAACAACGTGTCCCAATCATATTTCCATCGCACACGTCTTTCTATACCAACCCCGTCCGCTTCCAATATATTTCTGTTATTGTAATAATACAGTAGTTTATCGGCAAAATCCTTATAGTCGCAAATTGCAAGTTCTCCATTGTGAAAATCGATGCCTGCTGTAAGCGACATACAAACCTTTGGCTCGACGAGCATGTTGTCAAACCCCCGAAATATATCAGAAAGCCCTCCCGTGTTTGTTACTACCTGTGGAACTCCCAAATACGCGCCCTCCGCATTGCACAGACCGAACCCCTCGCCCCCGCATGTATTCATCCCGATGTCGGATGCGTTGAGCGCGGCATTTATATACTCATCAGATACGTTTCCACATATAGTCGCAGAAAGGAATTTGATATTATTATTTAACAACGTGTGGTGGTCCACGTTTTCCAACACGCACGCAAGTCTAACGATATCTTTAAAATTATACCCCGTATCTATATCCGTCCTACAATTTAATACCAGCGAAACCTTTTCATCGCATCCCGTAAGTTTCCAAAACCTAACAAATGCCTTTATCGTGATATCTAATAACTTCCTGTATGAATTTCTGTTCATATTAAATATCATAAAACCATCTTCTCTCACACCAATCTTCCGTTTCGCGTCGATCTTCGAGATTTTATTGAATTTAAATTTATCAATCCCGTGCGAAAATATAGAAACGTTTCTAGATGGAATTTCAAAACATTCCACGAGATGTTTTTTCCAAACCTCGGAAAACACGAACATATGGTCAGAGTATTTGGCTATGTGGTACACAAGTTCTGATTTCTGAAACGGGTATATTATATCAATATAAGAGATGAACGGACACGTTTTGGGAGAGTCTAACATCTTATTCAAAAGAGCGCACGTGACTGGCATGTCATTATACACGATGATGACATCGGGGTTCACTGCCTTAATTGTACCGGCCCATATATCTGTCCCGAATGTGTCTTTTGACAACTTGTGCACGTCTATGAGGTGGACACTGTCA